ATATAATAAATCAGAAGATCCGTATGAAAGAAATAAGATTTATAATGAACATATCCGAGCAGCTTTTGATAAGTTAGCTGAGAATATCATTCATACCTTTAAGTTTTATTACTTCGATAGTAATTCTATTGAGGTTAAGAATGAGGTGGTTGCTTTTTTAGTTATGAATATTCATAAGTTTAAAGAGGGTAAGGGTAAAGCATTCTCATACTTTAGCATCGTTGCAAAAAACTATCTTATTCTTAATAACAATAAGAATTATAAGATGGGTAAGATTCACGATAAGATAGATGTTATCGATTATAAGAGAAATATAGTTGGTGAGGAGAGCGCTAAAAAACGCTCAGAGATAAACTCCCTCTATACAGATGAGTTGGTTAGATTTTGGGAACATAACCTAGCTAATATATTTCGTAGAGATAAGGATATTAGGGTAGCTGATTCTGTATTGCATATTTTTCGTATAAAAGAAAATATTGAGAACTTTAATAAGAAAGCTCTTTATATTTTAATCCGTGAAATGACGGGCTCAAACACTCAACATATCACTAGAATAATTAATGTGATGAAAAAGTATAACAATAGATTATACAATGAGTTTGATAAAAAGGGTATAGTAGATATTCAGTATACCGGCTCTTTAGTTAGAGAAGAGGGCTAAAAAAAAAGGGAGCTTTCGCTCCCTTTTTTTGTTTTTTAGAACTATTTACGGAATAAACCCACCAGCACCAATAAGGCAACAAGCCCTGCAAATCCGGACTGGCCGAATTGGTTTACAATTGATGTCAGGTTACCAATAACATTAACGCCAAAGACACCAGTTCCAAAAATTACTTCTGAAATTGCGCCTATAGCTATAAAAGACATCATCAGATGAGCTAGGTCATCGATGTAGCCTTTTACCATTGTTATTATTTCCTTCATGTTTAGTCTCCTATTAGTTATTAAAAAAGGGATTTTCACCCTATATATAAATATAATATATATTTGTCAAAAGTTAAGAATGTAGATATTTATATATGTAACTATTCCCTAATTAATAAGAGGTAAATAATGGCTAGCGATTTTGAAGTGTTTGAGGGTAAGTCATTATCGGACTTATTCAAAGACATATACGATAATACAAAAACAAATAAAAAACAATTAGAAGTTCTTATGAAAGAGGTAACATCATTTATTAAGGATGGCGATACCGCTGTGCAGATTATTCCTATGCTCAAAGAGTATTTAGAAATCAATGTAAAGAATGACGACCAATTGGTAAAGGTAGCTGGTATAGTACAACGCATGGTTGCTAATGAGTCTAGAGCAAATGATAGCTCGGAATTTGGTTTGAGCGATGCTGAAAAAGAACAATTAATGTCTGCTGTTGAGGATGTGGCTAACGATGCACAAAAATATTCAGATGAAATAGAAAATAAATCTAATACGTTAGAGAAGTAGTTTGCAGGTAGGATATACAAAAAATAATAACTTTTATGAGATAGAACCTGGAATCGTTCAAAAGGTTTTCATGCACCCAACCGATCCTTTTACAGGTAAAGTTGATCCGGATTGGCCGGTGGTTTACTTTACCAAAGAGGATGGTACACAGGATACTAAACCTAATTTAGAATTTATTGGTGCTGTTAGGGTTAGGTTATTACATTCTCACAATGCAGGTACTTTTTTAAATAAACTTGTTAGACCAATTTCATTACATATGACTCAGTATCCAGTGGTGGGAGAGCTTGTGAATGTAGCTAATTATGGTGATAAATATTACTACTCAAATCCGTTAAACATTTATAATAGAGTATTTTCCAATCGATTAGATAACTATGTAGGAGATGGTAAGGTTATAGATGAAAAAATGCTTTATAATAGACCAATTTTTGCTGACTCTGGTGATACTGTATTTCAGGGTAGATTTGGTCAATCAATGCATTTTGGAAGCGATGAGGAATACATTAGTCCTTTTGTTAAAATAACTGCTGGTCAAAACTCAAATCCAAATGATGATACTGAATATGATATTGGAAATAAAAATCAAGATATTAGTTTTCCTCATATAGAAGATTTAAATAACGATGACGCATCAATATTACTAACTACTCGTGGACATGTAGATTTAATTAACGCAGCGCCATCATTAAATAAACCAAAGATATTCGGTCCTCATTCTAGCATTGTAACCAATGCTGGTTCTATAGCAATTAATGCAAAGCATGGTGATATATTTCATTTTGCTAAAAATACCATAAACTTAGCTGCTAACCAATCAATATCACTTGAAGCTCCAAAGGGTAATATCTATTTAGGGGCGGCTTCTGATTATGCTGATAATCCAGCGGTAAAGGGAAAAGAACTAAAGGCTTTGTTAAATGAAATAGTTGTTTCTGTAAAAGCCTTTGCTACAAATATAAATGATGTTCCTGAAGGAGAAGGTGGTGTTCCTGAGAGTGTGAAAACCTCTGCAGAAAAATTAGCAAAAGATATGGCAATTTTACAAGGTCAGTTGGAAGAGGAAAGACCTAAATTTTTAAGTAAGAGGGTGTTTATGGTTTCTGATTTAAATCCTGATAATGAGGAAGATAAGGAGTTGGAAGAATTTTACAAGGCTTATATGGATGCTGAATTTAAATGGGAAGATGTGGAATGGCCTGAAATTAAAGAAGTAAAAGATGAGTATTATGAAGTAGAAAAAATAACAAATGTAGCTGGAGTTCGTGGATAATGGCATTAGCTGAAAAATTTAAAGAATTTTTAAATGATAAATTAGGTAAGGATGGAGTTAAAGATGAGGTGGAAAAATTAGTAAGTCATTTAAATTCACCAAAAGTAGGAGCTTCAACTGAAATAATACAGCAGGTTACGGATGCAATTGAAAATTTTGATAAATTAGAAGAGGCGGTTGATAGAATAAAGGAGAGCGCTAAAAATGTTGATTTAGCTCAGAAAGCAGCTGATGCTGCTGAAAAAATTGCTGAAATTTTAGAAAAGGCTCAAGATTTAATTGCTGCAACAAATCCATTAAATCCTGCATCTTTAATAGCTAAAGGTGTTGTTTTTGTTCAGCAAGAAATAAAAAAAAGAGTTAAGAGAGAAAAGGAGCAATTAAAGGATGTGTTGGAAAGTGTACCATCTAGGATAGATGAATTTTTAGAAGCAATCAGTATTGGAAAGGATAGGCTTCGCACAGCTGTAAGTGATATAAAAAAGAGAAAAAAAATACAAGATGCTAAAAGAAAGAAACTTGGTGGTTGATAATTAAAAACATTATATTTATATAAAATAGGAGTTAGGTATGGCAAAAACATCAAAATTATTATCATTAATTAAAGAAATAGTTAGACAAGAAGTTAAAAAAGAAGTCCAACAGATATTTATTAATGAGGGTATAAAATCTATGACGAAAAATATTCCTCTTAAAGAAGAGAGTGTTATGGAAGTTTTACCTGAAAGAAAACCTATACCAAAAAAAGAAGTTCAGTACACTAAGAATCCTATGTTGAATAATATCCTTAATGAAACCGCAAATGGTGGTGAAATGGATGAGTATCCAACAATGGGTGGTGGTACATTTGATAGTACAAAGATGGCACAAGCTATGGGATATGGTGGTATGCTTGGAAGTGCTGAGGAAAAGAGGAAAATGTCAGCCATTCAAACCGCACAAGCGGTTGGGGCTGATACATCAAACCAAGCGGTGCAAGATGTAATGAGTGATTTAACAAAAGATTATAGGGGCGTAATGAAAGCTTTAGATAAAAGAGATGGGAAGATATAATGTCGGTATTAGAAAATGATTTAGATCCGAATGTATTTATAGGTGTATCCCTACCTTTAGGTCTTTCGGATGATGGTTTTTTTGAAAAGACTAGAAAAACAGTAGATCAGGTAAAATCAAATATTAGAAATCTTTTACTAACTCAAAAGGGTGAAAGATTAGGAAATCCTACCTTTGGTAGTAATTTGAGAAGGGTGCTTTTTGAACCAAACACAGAGGATATTGAGCCGGCAGTTGAATCTGCTGTAAGAGAAGCTATAGATGAGTGGTTACCTTTTGTTTCAATAGCTTCTTTTAATTTTGAAAGACCAATTAATAGCAATACAATAATTATGAGTATTACTTTTAATTTAGATATAGATCAAACAGTAGCCACAATGGATTTAGATTTAGGTGAGTTAGCTCCTGTATCTGAGGGTACGGCTGTACTTGGTGAATATTAATAGGAGAATTTAGATGGCTTATGTAGTTCCAAAAACATCAGTAAAAGAAGTTAGATATTTAAATAAGGATTTTTCCTCATTTAAAGCTAATCTAATTGAGTTTGCTAAAATTTATTTTCCGAATACATATAATGATTTTAATGAGTCATCACCTGGTATGATGTTTATTGAAATGGCAGCTTATGTCGGTGATGTTCTTTCTTATTATATGGATAATCAATTTAAAGAAAGTTTATTAGCATTTGCTGAAGAAAAGAGTACAGTTTATAATATGGCACAATCGTTTGGTTATAAACCAAAGGTGGCTACGCCATCATCAGGTAGACTCATTGTATACCAAACAGTTCCAGCAATTAGTTCTGGAACAGGAGCTAATTACACTACTAAACCAGATTTAAGGTATGGACTAAAAATAACTGAGGGTATGACATTACAATCGGAAACAGGTATAAATTTCAGAACCCTTTCGGATATAAATTTTAAATTTTCAAGCTCAACTGATCCGATGGATATTACCATATATGAAAGTAATAATAATGTTCCTGTAACTTATTTGCTTAAAAAGGGTATAAATATAGAAAGCGGAAACATAGCTACTGAATATTTTCAAATAGGTAATGCTGAAAAATATTATCGATTAGCATTGGCTAATACAGGAGTTACAGAAATTATTTCTTGTACAGATGATGATGGTAATAATTGGCATGAAGTTGATTTTTTAGCACAAGATGCTGTATTTCAAGACATAGAAAATACAGCGGCTAATAATGATTCTCTATATACATACGCAGATCAAGCTCCGTATCTTTTAAAGTTACTAAAAACTTCTAGAAGATTCATAACTTACATAAGAGAAGATAATAAGACAGAACTTAGATTTGGAGCAGGAATATCGGATTCTCCTGATGAGGAAATAATTCCAAATCCGGATTCGGTAGGTTCTTCTCTACCAGGTTCACCATCTAAGTTAGGGCAAGGATTTGATCCTGCTAACTTTTTAAATACAAGAACCTATGGACAAGCGCCATCGAATACAACCTTAGTAATTACTTACAGATATGGTGGTGGTGTAAATCATAATGTAAGATCAAATTCAATAACCACAATAAAAGATTCTACCCTCACAATTACCGGAGATGGTTTATCTACATCTTTAATATCAAATTCTAAAAATTCAGTTATTGTAAATAATGACGATCCAACCTCAGGAGGAAAAGGTGCTGAAAGCATAATAGATGTAAAACAAAGTACATTAGCTTATTTTCAAGCTCAACAAAGAGCTGTAACAAAGGAGGATTATATTACGAGAGTTTATGCTTTGCCTGCTAGATATGGAAACATAGCTAAAGCTTATATAGTTCAAGATACTCAGCTCGATCCCGCTGCCGGAGCAAACTCCGATAGTAGGATATTAAATCCATTAGCTTTAAACTTATATGTCTTAGGATTTGATGCAAATAAAAAACTTACAACGGTAAATCAAGCAGTAAAAAAGAATATTCAGACTTACTTAACACAATTTAGAATGATTACAGATGCAGTAAATATAAAGGATGCATTTGTTATAAACATAGGTGTAAGGTTTAATTTAGTAACCAGAGTGGGGTATAATAAGGAACAGGTTGTTTTAAGTGCCATAGATAAAGTTAAAGAATTTTTTCAGGTAGATAAGTGGCAGATTGGACAACCTATAGTTTTAGCAGACTTAGCTTATCAACTATCTTTGGTAAATGGAGTTGCTTCGGTTGTTTCTCCAGAAGAGGTAAATGAGGATGAAAGTCAACAAGATAGACCTGTTATTCAGATAGTGAATAAATTTTTATCATCATCTGGTTATTCAGGAAATTTATATGATATTAAGGGAGCTACAAAAGATGGTATAATTTATCCATCATTAGATCCAAGCTGTTTTGAATTAAAATTTCCTAATATAGACATAGAGGCCAGAGTGGTTGGTGACTCTTCTAATGGAGGTGTCTAATGCATTACTTTATTTTTCCTGACGCTGATACAACTTTGTATTCCGTTTCTTCAAGTCAAAATACAGGTTTGGATGAAATTTTAGAAATAAGAAAAGATCATACAAAAGCAGATGGCAGTAGTCCAACTGTCTCTAGAATTTTAATGAAATTTGATTTAGCTTATATATCTCAATCTATTGTAAGAGGAACAATAACAAATCCAAAATTTTATATAAATTTGTATGACGCTAATCCGGTAGATTTATCTTATAGCCAATCTTTATATGCTTATCCCGTAAGTCAAAGCTGGGTTGTGGGTGAAGGATTTAGATTTGATGATCCAATTACAAGCGAAGGATGTAGTTGGGAGTATAGGACAAGTTTAGAAACAAAAGACTATTGGAATCCAGCAGAATCATCTGATAATCATAAACAAGGTGGCGCTTTTTATGGTGAAGTTTATGCATCACAATCATTTGAATACAAAACAAAAGATGTGAGAATGGATGTCACTCCTATCGTAAATAAATGGTTAGATAATACATATCCGAATGAGGGCTTTATTATTAAAAGAAGTGGAAGTTTAGGTTTAAGAAATAATGTTAGTGGATCTGGAGAGGAGGGTGATGCTACAAGAAGAGGTAATTTTGCTTTCTTTTCAAGACAAACTAATACTATTTATCCACCAAAACTTGAAGTTGAGTGGTATGATACAAAGTGGAGTACAGGTTCTTTAAGTGCTCTATCCTCAACAGAATTAGAAGATTTAACATTTTATATGAAAAGCTTAAGAACCGAATATAAAGAAAAATCAAAAATAAAATTTAGGGTTGTTGGTAGGGGTAAGTATCCAACTAAATCTTATTCAAACACATCATCAGAATATTTAACAGTAAAATATTTACCAAGCGGAAGTGTTAGTAATATTGGTGGGGATGGTGCTTATTATTCTGTAAAGGATGCGCAATCGGGAGATGTTATTATACCATTTGGTTCAGGCTCACTTATAAGTTGTGACTCCACAGGAAATTATTTTAATTTGTGGATGGATGGATTTCAATCAGAAAGGCTTTACGATTTTGAATTTAAAGTAATTAGTGGAAGTGATACTGTAGATGAGACTGTTCAATATTTTGATGATGGATTCACATTTAAAGTAGTAAGGTAAAAATGCCATATACAATAAGCGAATTAAATGAATTAGATTATTACCAAAATCTAAAAGATGAAGATGAACAAAGATATCTTATGGAGAGGGAAAGGTTGGTGTTGATAGCCGCCTCCTCTGGTTCTGCTTACGATGGTTCTTTACTAACTAGAGATCAAAATGGAACTATAATGCTTTTTGAAAATCCTTACACAGGAGAGCTTTATGAGGATGAAACTACAACTCTATATATTGATAGAAGAGTAGATCAATTAAAAGATGACTCATCTATTGAAGAAGTAATAGATAGAGAATTTACGGAGTTATAATGGCTAGTCAAATTAAACCGGAAGATAAGGCTCGAATACTAAAAGGTATAGTTAAAAAGATAGGTGATAAACCTTATGAAAAAGGTTATTGGGGTGCTAATCCTACAAGAGACTTTGTATTGGTAGAAGTTTTTGATGATGGTGGAAACTTTATAGAATATAGGGATGTTAGCTTTACAAATAGCGTAGAAGATTTAGATGATGATTTTATAAAGGTAAAACCATCAAAACATTTACAATTATTTGGTTATGATGCTGGAAAATTTAGATTAAGATATAGATTTTTAAGAAAATTAGCGGGCGATGAAGTTACTGTTTTAACAAAAACAAAACCTGAGGAAGAGGGTGATATATACTTAACGGATCCAAATGCAAACAATATTTACATAACGGAAAATGGTATAATATATTCAGGAACAGAACAACAATATATTGATAATCCTAGTAATGCACAACAATTATTTTTAAAAAATTATAAATATGAAATAGACGCGATATCCCCATCAAGAACAGAAGTGAGGTTGCGGGCTCAAAAGATAGGAGACCAATACTTTAGGGGAATGAACTATATAACGGATTTTAAATTATTACAAAATACTACAGCAAATACTGTAGTAGATAGTTCAATTGAAATAATTCCAAATGTACCAACTCCAACAAACGAATCTACTGATATAGCTAATTCAAACGATTTACAAATAGTCTTAACTGAGGGTGGTTTTATTTTTGATAAAAGTATGATTGGTGGTTCTCTTACCATACCAGATGCTATTCAGACAGGAATTGAAATCGTTCCAAACGTAAGAGTTGGTGGAAACTTTGTTAGAAACGGAGATCTTGAAGAAGAACAACCTGAAGCGGAAGGTGGTAACTCCCACATACCGAGATCAGTTACTTTAGGAGATCAGAGTTTACACAGTGATGCCATAGCTGTTAAGGAATGGAATGATGGATTTCAATACTTTACAGGTGTTTGGGAAGGTGAAGAGCATTTAGGAACTGCTGCTATTGGTTATCATGCAAAATTTGTAAGGGGAGAAGGTAAAGGTGGTGGAATTTGTATAAAATTTACCGATCAAAATGATTTTTTACTTAGTAATGATGATTGGCCAAGCAATAATGCCCATAGATTACAAAGAGTAACTCAAACAAATTGTTTGCCATTAGCTAATAGTAATATAAATCCTGGAGACTTTGTTAATATTACATTAGATTTAAAATCAACTGTAGCTGGAAAGGGTGTTAGTGTTCAAATTAGATATCCAACCGGATATAATATTGAAGGTGTTCCGGATGCTCCTCCCGTTGGCTTTTATGATCCTATAAATCCAATACTTCCTGATGAAGAAGTTCCTACATCTCCGCCAGAGGGTTTCTTCGGTGAAAATAGTTCGGGTAATGCTTCTCAGATAGAAAATCAACCGCCACAGTACCTAAACAATATAATAGCAAATTATCCTGTAGGTGGTATATTTTCAGGTCAGGTGGGAGATACCACAGCCGATAATGGAATGGGTGGCGTTGGTGTTTGGGTAATTACAAGCGTACAAGAAAATGTTGTTATCACCGGTGGTGATGTAACTAATGTTTATGAGTGGGGTCCTAATTTAGGAAATAATTACACTCAACAAGGTGCTTTAAGTCCGGAAGGAGATTGGATTTGGGATGGAATTGGAGCTTGGGGAATAAACCCAACAGTATATAATTCATTTCCTGTAGCGCCCGCTGGAACTGTAAGGGTAGGTGAGCGTAATAATGTTGTAAATGAAAGTATACATCAGTATCCAGGACAGGGGCTTCCTATATTTGGTAGACCTGTCGGTAGAGCTGATAATGGTTTAGGTTCAAATTTTTCAACAGCAACGATTGGTAATGCTTCGTCAAATAGTTATTTTTCTCATTTAAAAGTTGTTTGGTTTTTTAAGGATGATTTAATTTGGCAACAAGCCGTAAATCAATCAACAGATACTCCAAATATCGAAGATGTACAATTATATGAATTTAAGGACATATTTCCTGCAACAGCGAACTACAGTGTTGAAAATCCGGATGGCACTACAAAAAGTATTTATGAAGATATATTTGAAGGTGGATACATACAGAGTGTTACAAGAGTAAAAACCGATAACGATTTAGGGGATGAAGATTTAGAAATTGCTAGGGGTTTATTTTTAATATTCTACAATAATGGAGATGTTGATATAAATTCTGGATTACCAACCACATTTTCAAATAGATATTTTTTCTACCAAAGAGGGTTATCTAATTATAATATAGAACACAGCATCCTATATAAAGGTAATGGGGGATACGAAGATGATCCAGGAAATGTATTATTTTTAGAAAATTTTAATTCTGAAATAAACAGTAAGGTTATGTCAAATGGTGGGGATCTTGAGGTATCTTTTTATAGGGGTTCAAGTCCGTTTGAGGTGCAGGAAGGTGTAACCCAAACCGATGGTATGACTTATATTTTTCTTGTAAGCAATACTGAGTTTGCTGAAATATTTTTACCACAAAGCGATTTACAAGATTTGCCAGCAGCTGATATAATCGTTGACGACAGCGGCGATACTGTTAGGGAAATTATAGGTAACTTTGATGTTCCTGACAGACCTACAACCTCCGATTTTACTGAAACTGCTTTTGGTCCTGTGCCATTTCCTAATGGAATACCATCTTTACTTCCAGGAAATTTTAATTATAGCAGGTTTGAAACGATACATAACAGACCAGGTAACCCAGCAGCTTGGATGAGATCCGGAGCTGAATTTACAGGAATAGTTGGAGCTGAAAATATTTTAACCGGAGTTGATGTAACGGAAAAATATCCAGGTGTTGGTCAAAATAGATCAGGCGGTTTACCATTAATATTTGGAGTTAGAAATCCAGCAGCTGAAAATTATAACCCGAATGCTCATTATGATTCAGGAGGAGCTATATTTCCGGAACTAAACCCATACAGAACAGGAGCTTTAAGTCCTCTTGGTCAATTTATATGGAATTATGAACCTGGAAGTAATAATATGAATTCATGGGAGCCAACAGGAGTTCAAGAGCCTGTTACATATGGTACTGTTGCCGGAAATCCAAGAGGTATTAGAGTAAATCAATCAGATACTTGGGAAACTGGTCAAGCTTCATTTTTAATTCCGGATAATTGGTTACCTAACGAACCATGGGGATTTGTAATAATTGGGGTTCATAGGAATATGTTAAGTCCGTCACTACAGATGTTAGATGAGGATATTTCTCCTGATGAAGCATACGGAATTACTTGGGTAGATAATGTTTATGGTGATTTTACAAAAACAGGAACTCAACAGAGTCTACCTATTTACTCTGATTATTCCGTTATGATAGAAGATGTAAATGAAATGGGTGATATAGTATCGGTAGATAAGACTTTTAATCAAGTAATAAGTGATTTAAGTGCTAACGATATCGACAGCAATTCTTCTTACAATGAAGAGAATCCAGCGGTTTTTGAAAACTTTAAAGTTTCGTACTTGTTAAATAATCCATTTGATTTAAGAACCTATTTGAAATTTGGAAATAGATTATTTTTAACAACTAATTTTAAAAGAGATGTCAGCTCAAATCCTTACCCGTATTCTATTGTATATAAATTATACGAGCCATTACCTAATGATATAGAAGAATTAGATGAAGTTATAATTGTTAAAGAAATGGCTGATGTAAAGGAAGAAGCTGTCGAAATAGTTGATTTCGTAGATACAGCGCTTCCTGATACAGTTCTTAGAACTCCTGATATAATGAATGTTGAAAGTCCAATTCAAAGAAGGACTACTCAATATAAAAATGCAAATGACATATTAACTTCCGATAAAACTATATCAGATTCTTTAAGAAACGAATTTTTAAGTCAGAGCTTGGAAAGCGTTGAGGTAAACGTAGATTACTCCCAATATCAAAATTTTATAAATTTTAGTTCAGTAGAAGAAAGAATTAAGAACTTTAAAGCAAAATTGGAGCTTATAGAGTCATATACCAACAGCAGTGCTTCCTTTAATGGTGTCAGCGGTTCTGCTAATGATGTTAATACTTGGGAAATAAAAATTAAAGATACTAAGAATAAATTTGATCCGTTTGAGAAGTATATGTACTTTGAAAGTTCCTCTTATGTTAGTGGTTCAATTGGACAATTTTATGATAATGCATGGCCTAAAACATCAGGAACAGGAAAAATAGGTGATAATTATGTACTAGCTCACACAACATCATCCACAGCAACAACTTGGTTTACAAACTCTATGAATAGCGCGTCATTATATGATACTGAAAATTTTAATAAGTTAAGTAACTTACTACCAGCTCACATAAGAACAAATATTGATAATGAAACGTACCTAAAGTTTACTGATATGATAGGACATCATTTTGATAATATATGGATTTATATAAAAGCTTTAGGAGATGTATATGATAGAAGAGATAAGTTAAATCAAGGAATATCAAAAGATTTACTTTTTTCTGTAGGTCAATCTCTTGGTTGGGAATTAAATGATGGTAAGGATACAATTTCTCTTTCTAGATTTGCATTAGGTAAAGAGGTGACAGGCTCTGCTTACTCTCCCTATTCAAGTGTTTCTGAGCGTGATGTTTCAAGAGAGATATGGAGTCGTATTATAAATAACATGCCATACTTTTTAAATCATAAAGGAACTGTTAGATCAATAAAGGGATTAATAAGTGCATATGGTATACCATCAACTATTTTAAGAGTTAAGGAATATGGAGGTCCTGATTTAGAGGATAGTCAAGCGCCTCAATTTGAAATAACAAGAAAATTTACAAAAGCTTTGGATTTTAGAAGTATTCAGCATGTAAAAACTATTTGGACAAATGATGGTTCTACGGGAAGAAAACCTGATACTGTTGAACTTAGGTTTAGAGCTGCTAGCGGTTCAAATTTGACATTAGTGGAAAAGGTTTCCAGCCAAACAGATTTTGCTATAAGATTAAAAGATAATAATTCAGAAGATAATTATGGATATGTATCATTTTTGCTATCCGGTTCAGGTGGTTATAAAGAAGTATCTTCGTCAAATTTACCTGTATATGATGGTGATTTTTATTCGGTTATGTTACGAAGAACTTCTGGAAGCGATAATGCAATAGCTTCACAATCTTTTCAACTATCGGTTGGTAAGTATGACTCCGGATTTAATGACATACAATTTTTGTCTCATGTAACAATGTCTACTGATATAGCCGCTTCATCTTCATATAATTCAGCATATGCGTCAGCAGGAAATACTTACATAGGTGGATACGCTGATACCGGCACTATTGGTAAAAGATTTAGTGGTTCTATAATGGAATACAGACATTGGACTGAAACTTTAAATCCGTTGGCTTTTAAAAATCATATTGCTAACCCAAAATCTTATAATGGTAATTCATTATCATCCTCTTATAATAATTTAGTTTTAAGATATTCTTTTGATGATAATAACGATTTAAGTACGGATACCGATGGTATAAGAGATGTCAGTTCAAATCAAACAACTACATATTCAGGCTCTCATGTTGGATTTACAGGTAATTTTTTTAGAAGTGTAGTTGATGAGCAAAAATCTTTTATACCAAGTATAGGAGCTCTGAGAAGAGTAACAAATAAAATTAGAATAGAAGATAATCCAATAAAAAAAGGATTTAATCTTAGTAAGAATTTAAGAGCAACTGTTAGTGCATATGATTCTGCACCAACAGACTCTAATAAAGCTGCTATCTTTTTCGCTCCTACCGATGCTATAAATAATGACATTATAAATTCATTAGCTAATATAAATTTTGGGAATTTTATAGGTGATCCAAGAGATCGTGAAAAATTAGATTATAGGGGATTAAAAAAAGCAAGTGATAATTACTGGAAAAAATATAATTCTCCAAATGATTTTTGGGATTACATCAGATTAATAAGATATTACGACCAATCTTTATTTCCACAAATAAGAAAAATGGTTCCTGCTAGAGCTAAAGCTGATTTAGGAATATTAGTAGAACCTAATATTTTAGAAAGACCAAAGGTAATTTTAAGTAGAAAACCTACTGTTGAAAGGACATATTACAGCCAATCTATTGATGTTTCAAGCGGAAAGGATAAAGATATTAGTGTGTTAATGATAACATCATCATATGGATCTGAGGGAGTTTCTGTATCTAGTTATGATGCATTTACAGGAAGAATACCAATATTTAGTTATGAAACAGGCTCTAATATTGTATCAGCTAGCGGTGACTACAATACTTATACAGGAAGTAACAATGAAATAGGAACAAGAGCGATTAATAATACATTATGGCAAAGACTTAATAAACCAGGAGATTATATACATGCTACAATGTCGTATGGAGATTTTCAATTTAATGAAATATTTCAACCTATAATAACAGGCTCTACGGTATTTGGATCAAAGCAAAAACTTAATAAATTTTATAATACCGAAGCAGCTGCTAATAGAGGATTGGCGGATTCATCATCTCTTTTTAATTCTGATACAAATCCCCAAGCAGAATTTCATATAGGGCTTTTTAATAGCTTTTATGCTGGATCTAAAAATACAAAAGTAACAACAGAAGATGGTGGTCCTGTTATTGAGGTTGTTATCACATCACCTTCTAAGTTAGTAGTTAAAGAAAAGGGTGATAAGAACTTAGATACGGGCGAAGGATTAGTATCTAAATTTAAACCAAAGTCTAAGAAAAAGAAATTTGATCCAAAGGAAAAGGAAAAATCTAAAAAATCTAAAGCACCATCAGCTGAAAAGGCTATTGAAAAGGCGCAAGAAGAAAAAGGTGGTTTTCTAACTAAAGAGGAAACAACAAAAACCATAGATGATTATGAAAAAGATGCGGGTATAAAAAAAGATGATAAGAACCCTGTTGTTACTAACACAGGAAAGACAATAGGAACTAAGTCGGGCGATAAAGGATCAAATAAAGGAAGTAACGGAGGAAGTAAAGGTGGCTCTGGTGGAAGTAAAGGCGGAGGAAAGTAAAAATATTTTAATAAAAATTTGATTGTTCTATATTTATATATGAATCAAATTATAAAATCCAAACACACAAAATTAGGAGTTTTTTTATGGGATTTCTTAATAATACCACAATTACTGTAGATGCTATTTTAACTAAAAAAGGTCGTGAGTTATTAGCACAAGGCAGTAATGCATTTAATATAACAAAATTTGCTTTAGCAGACGATGAAGTAGATTATAATTTATGGGATACTACTCATCCTAACGGAACTGATTCTTATGGGGCTGTCATAGAAAATATGCCTTTATTAGAAGCTTCACCTGATGAAAATCATGCGATGAGATATAAGTTGGTTACATTACCAAAAAATACCCAAAAGATGCCGGTTATAAGTGTTCAACCTACATCTATTAAATTTACTGCAGGTGGCGGTTTAAATCAACCAGCGGTTACAGTTAATCCATCTACTGCTAATGTATCTGATAATGCTTATACTTTTATATTACACGATCAGAGTATAGCTACTATGAATGTAGCTCAATCAGCTACAGGAGCCGGAGCTGCAGCTGCAAGTATACCATTCTTTTTAGGTGACGATGATGTCCCAAATAGTAAAACAATAGTTGGTAAATCTTGTAATATTGGTGTCGTTGCTTTATCTCCGACAAACACTACTGCTAGAGGAAAAACAACACAATTAACAATTATCGGAAATACAACAGGTGCTACTAAATCTATAACAATTCAAAACTTAGTAGTCATAGCATCCGGATTGCAAGGATAGGAGTAAAAAATGGCAACTTATAAACAATTTAATATTTTACCAGCAGAAAGTCCAGAGTCTAGCGATGTAATTAGTAATGTAAAGGATGTTGTTTCATCTGGTATGTTTGCTAATGGTGCTACAAGTATAACAAATAACTTTTATACTTCCTCAACTCAATCAGGAAGCACATCTCGTTACTATTTAGATGTTTATTCAGAAAACCCACAAATCGAAACAACTGCAAAACCACAATTTTCTATTGCTTATGGACATCGTCATGGAAGTGGTTCTATTGGAACTAAGGGTGCTGTTGGAAATAGAGCTTCTGCTACTATTTACAGACAATTAGCTAATACATTATTAGGACCTACAGAAAAACTTTTTACATTTGCTGGAAGCGGTAATACACAACCACCATACATTTACGCATTATCAATGGCTAGAACTCAACTCAGAGAAAAAATGGATCCAGGTAATTGGGAGTTACACTTATCTTCAAGCTATGGGGTGACAATGAACCATGGAACAATAAAATTAATTGATGACAGTGGAGCTACAACCGATCCTGTAGTCAATCAAGGTGGTAGAGTTTTTAATATAGTTAGTGGTTCTATTGCTTCAGGCACAGCAGTTTACAAATCAACAGCTGCTTCTCAACCTGGTGGTTCTTATGGATTATTTTATCCTGATATGGGAATTTTAATATTTAATGGAGTTGTTTTAGATACTTCGGCTTCACTTAGTACAGGAACCACATCGAATACAGAGGGCACTAATACAGGTAAGTTTTTTAATGCTTTAACAGGCTCAAGTACATTTGGGAATCATGTACCTGCAGGTGCTTTCTCACCATATTTTGCTGCTCGTAGAGAGGAAGTAATAACCTCACAACATTATTTTTGTAGGGTGCCTAATAAAGAATTTAATTTTAGTTCTAATCCTACATTTGCTACTGCATCTGATGGTTCATTTACTCAATCTACATTCTTTAAAAACCCAAAAACATTTATAACTCAGATTGGATTATATAATGAATCTAATGAACTTTTGGCTGTCGCTAAATTGAGTAAACCATTATTGAAATCCTATTCGAGAGAAGCGATTATCAAAGTTAAATTAGATTTTTAAGCTTGGGAGAGATAGGTCATGTTTAAAAGGCTAGACCCAAGAGATGTAGATAAAACACCATTTAAAGTATATAAACAATTTACTGTTACCAATGTAGATAGCGGTAGTGGAATTTATAACTTTAGAGCAATAAGCGGAAGCACAAAACATTGGACAAAAGAAAATCCAAAAGGTGGTGTAAAGGTTTTTGAATCAGCTTCATTTTATCAATTACCAGCATGGTTTTCTCTAAATAATAGATATTACAGACAAACCGGTGCTGGAAATAGAAGAAATCCCGATACTATAAATAACTTTAATAATTTTTCACCAAATGGTTCTAATCAATACAGATTACTACACAATTCAGCTTCCATAATATCAGTTACAAAGGATTTATATGGAGAACGAATATATCCAAAATCTGTAGAATTAACAGATGATGTAGGTTCTAGCACATTAAAAATTGTAGATGATGGTTTTGGTAATTTATATGACAACAGTACAACTGCTGGCTCTGCCAGTTTTGCTTCATTTTTTACCAGTAGCTTTACTAATACTGAAACATCAAGCTTTGTTGGAAATGTGTTTTATGAATCGGGCTTTATAGCTATAACCAATACGGGTTCTAAATATATTAATGTAGGAACAGGAACAGGAACGGATGGATTTTCTTTAAAATACAAATCTCAAATAACCATAAATGAGTATAGCTTTTTATGTGTTGCTGGAGAAAATGAATTTAATACAACTACCAACATCTCCGTTACGAATCAGAGAAGCGGAAGCATAAATGTATCCGGTTCTGATGCTTGGAGATTCTTTCCACCTGGTCACGCTACTGCAAAATCAGGATCCGGATATGGACACTTTTATGAACAAGCTACTAGATATGAACCATTCGTAACTCATTCTGAATTTAGACCATATGTGACTAAAGTTGGTTTGTATAATGATTTTGATGAATTGTTAGCAATAGGTCAGATTTCACATCCTATAAAAAATGATAAAGATTTAGCTATAGCCTTTCAAGTGAGGTTTGACGCGTAATGGGTAAGTTTAAAAAGATGATGGAAGTTACTTCTAATGCTGGCTATATCGGCGATGAGGGAGAACCAGATACAGGATTTATCAAAGGAAATAAAAAAAGAATTCTAAATAGGCATAGGGGTAGTAAGCCTGAAAATTGGTATGAGAGAGGTGGTTATACCCAATTGAATTTTCCCAAAGCCGATTATATTTATGGTAAAGGTGAGGATGAAGAATATTCTGTTAAAAAGAGAGCTTATGTAACTAAAATAGATAAACAATTTCAAGCTGAGTTTGAAAAATGGGAAGATTGGACTATTGAAAGGGATTTAAAAAAACGAAACGCAGTTAAAGAATCTACTACTACAGGTGATTCACCTGGTACTAAGGGCTATACTGCTTTCTTAAAGGAGCCGGATGAATGGGAAAATAAGAAAAAAAGTCTAGCTTCCTTTTACAAAAAAGCTATGGGTTATCTGTTGGTTGAAAGGGTTGATTATTATGAGATTGCTTTTAATTTGGTTAGAAAATATAAATTAAATTCTAAGATTCAGATGGGTAGCGGTAAAAACTTTGGAGAGTATATTCCTGAAAAGG